AAGCTGTTTCTTAAATTTTATTGACGACACAGCTGAGGGTCTTGTAGACAACCTCTCTGAGACCAACTGGCTCTCAATCATGGGAGGTGGTGTTGGTATTGGTGTGGGTATTCGATCAGCTGACAAGAAATCTTCAGGCGTCCTCGCACACCTCAAGACATACGACGCTAGCACTCTCGCATACAAGCAAGGGTCACGTCGTGGTAGTTACGCTGCCTACCTACGCATCGACCACCCAGACATTCTACAGTTCTTGGACATGCGCAAGCCTACTGGTGACCAGAACCTGCGCTGCCTGAACATCCATCACGGGATTTGCATCCCTGACTCTTTCATGCAGATCATTGAAGACTGTATGCTAGATCGCAATCACAACGACGACTGGGAACTCAGAGATCCACACACAGGCGCAGTACACGAAGTAGTGTCTGCAAAAGAATTGTGGCAGAAACTTTTAGAGCTTCGCATGCAGACTGGCGAACCATATATACTGTTCATCGATGAAGCCAATCGACGCCTACCTCTCCATCTAAAAGAGAAGGGTCTGAGTATCAAACAAAGCAACCTGTGTTCAGAGATCGTACTCCCAACTGATGAGGAGCGCACAGCAGTATGCTGCCTCTCGAGTTTGAACCTAGAATACTATGACGACTGGAAGAACGAACCAAAGTTTCTGAAGGATGTCGCTGAGATGCTGGACAACGTCCTGACATATTTCATCGACAACGCTCCAGACTCTATCAGCAGGGCAAGGTATAGTGCCTCACGCGAGCGATCAATTGGGATTGGCGCACTAGGATTTCACGCATACCTCCAGAAGAACAACATCCCTTGGGAGTCTGCGCTGGCTGTTGGTAAGAACCTCGCTATGTTTGCACACATTCGAGGTGGCTTGGACAAGGCTAACTTGGAACTTGGCAGTGAGCGTGGTGAGGCTCCAGACGCAGTGGGTACAGGAATGCGCCTCAGTCATCTGATGGCCATTGCACCCAACGCCTCCTCATCGATCATCATGGGCAACACAAGTCCAAGCATCGAACCATATCGAGCCAACGCCTATCGTCAAGATACTAGCTCTGGCTCACATCTGAACAAGAATAGATTCCTAGACGCTATCATCGAGAAGCACTGTGCTGATGCGTATGGAAGCTTCAACGAAGAACTATATAACGACACATGGTCTAGCATCATTGCTAACGATGGCTCAGTACAACACTTAACTTGGATGGACGACTGGACCAAGGATGTCTTCAAGACCTCCATGGAAATCAACCAGACTTGGGTCATTCAACATGCAGCTGACCGCCAACAATACATCGATCAAGCACAATCTGTTAATGTATTCTTCAGACCCGACAGTCACATCAAGTATATTCATGCTGTGCACTTTATGGCATGGAAGAATAAGCTGAAGACTTTGTACTACTGTCGCTCAGACAAGATTGCGAAGGCTGACAAAGTGTCAAAGAAAATTGAGCGAGAAATCATCAAGGAAATCGACTTGAGATCTCTAGCTGAGGGTGATACTTGTATCGCTTGTGAAGGTTAACACTGGAGGAACTATGAAGAAAATAATTAGATTTACAGCGTCCTGGTGTGCACCTTGTAAAGTATTAGCAAAACGCCTAGAAGGTGTTGACTTGGGATTGCCAGTCGAGGTGGTTGATATTGATGTCAATCCAACTCTGGCTCAGCAGCTCGGTATTCGTTCTGTGCCAACTCTAATCATGATGGAGGGTGATACTTATGTCAAGACCTATCATGGTATTCACACAGTTGAACAAATAGAGGAGTGGGCATCCACATGACAGTACTAAAACTAAACGACCCACGCTTACACTTTAAACCCTTCAACTACCCATGGTGCTACGACGCTTGGCTCAAACATGAGCAAGCCCACTGGTTGCACTCTGAGGTACCCATGATGGAAGATGTGAAGGACTGGAAGAAGAACCTGACTGTCGGCGAGAAGAAATTCTTGACCAACATCTTCAGGTTCTTCACTCAGGGTGACATTGATGTGGCATCTGGCTACGTCAACAACTACCTACCACACTTTCCTCAACCCGAGGTGCGCATGATGCTCCTAGGCTTCTCCGCTCGAGAGGCTTTGCACATCGCCGCATACTCACACCTAATTGAAACTCTTGGTCTTCCAGAGGTGACTTATAGTCAGTTCCTAGAATACCAGGAGATGAAAGATAAGCACGACTACATCTCAGACATATCTTCTAAGAATGGAACGAAAGAATCTACAGCACAACACATTGCCGTGTTCTCTGCCTTCACTGAGGGTCTTCAACTCTTTTCTTCGTTCATCATGCTTCTGAACTTTCCTAGACACGGTCTAATGAAAGGTATGGGGCAAATCGTAACATGGAGCATCAGCGACGAGACTATTCACGCAGAGTCCATGATTAGATTATTTAGAGAATACATCAAAGAAAATCCAGAGATCTGGAATGATGAACTCAAGGCTAAGATTTATACAATAGCAGAAAAGATGGTAGAACTTGAAGATAAGTTCATTGACCTATCCTTTGATGGCTCCCCTATGCGAGAGCTTGAAGCTGCTGACGTAAAACAATACATTCGATACATCGCAGACAGGCGTCTGATCTCTCTCGGCATGAAGGGAATCTTCAAGGTGAAGAAGAATCCACTCCCATGGGTAGAGGAAATGATCAACGCTCCAGTACATGGCAACTTCTTTGAAAACAGAGTCACTGATTATGCAAAGGGTGCGCTCTCTGGTTCTTGGAACGATGTTTGGCAAAAGAAACAATTAATCCATTCCTAAGGAATAGAAATGCTACAAAATACAGTATTTACACTCAAGAAAGTAACCTCAGGTGGCAAGACCTATCCTCCAGGTTCTTGGCTTGGAATTAGCGAAGCTGCTACAGATGCTAAAGTCACAGCTGGTGTCGCAGCTAAGTCATTCGTACTCTGCCCATTTAACCCAAACGCAGTTGCAGTAGACGAGAAAGCTGCTCCCGCTGCTATCACAGTTACAGTTGTCGAAGGACAAGCATTTGCTGGTGCAGTGAAGGGTGCTGCTACTGGCGGTACTAACAAACTGGCAGTGGCTGTCAACGGCGTAACTGACCTCACATTCTCTGGTGGTACTGCAGATGCTACTGGCGTTCTGACTGTTACTGTCAAAGTTGACGCAACAGCTGACCAAGTCAAGACAGTTAATATCACTGTTGGTATGACTGACACAGCTCTTGCTACAGCAGTTGCCACTCTGACATTCACCAATGCTACACTTACACGATCAGCGAAGAAAGTAACGCTAGCAACATCTGGTGGTGCAACCGCTATCACCAAACTTACAGCAGTAATCGCCTAACACTCAGGAGGTAATCATGGCTCTAATGGATATATTTAAGTCCAAGAGTAAGCCGACCTCTGAAAAGAACTGGATGGATGGTTCGCGTAATGATGCCGCCTATAACACACTAGAGGGAGGCTTCAGTTCAGACTGGGCTCCCACTGGTTGGTTTCAGACTGGTGCTAGACCGCACGGTAGGCATACTCACAATCCAGACGTAGCTGCTGCTATCTCTTTATACAAACGAGCACTCACAGCATGTCCTATCAAGCATATCGTCAGAAACAAAGACGGTGCTGGGCTAGAGACTAATAGGGAATCTCCACTCTCTCAAGTATTGAATCGACCAAACTCCTATATGTCCACTTCGGAATTTATGGGCGTCATCATCGACGATCTACTGAGGGCTGGAGAATTTGCTTGTTTGATCGAGGAAGACAGTCGAGGCAACAAGACTACAGTACACCCACTCTCCAACTTTGAGATGGTTGCTGCTGAAGATGGTAGTATTTTCTACAGAGTTCAACTATCGGAACCTCAGAGGTATGCGCTAGAGAACCCAGAGATATACGTACCTCAGCGGAACATTGTACATGGGCGATATGAGGTAGACCCTCGCAACCACATGAAGGCACTGAACCCCTTGTACGCTTATGCTAACAGCATTGGCTTGGGTTCTATTCTTCGAGCTGGTCAGGAAGCTTTCCACAACAATAAGGGTCAACCTTCTGGGATTATCTCCACTGATCAGACACTTACTGCTGAGCAAGCGACACGCCTACGCGATAGGTGGAATGAGATGTCTCAACGCATGAAGAATGGTGAGACTCCTATTCTGTCTAACGGGTTACGTTGGCAGGGTGTTAGCGTATCAGCTAACGAAGGTCAGGTCATTCAGCTTCTGAGTATGACTACTAAGGATATCGCTAAGGCTTTTGGTATCCCTCCGATTTTACTTGGAGAGAACTCAGGCGTCACGTACTCCAACCTAGAGCAACTTATTGCTGGCTGGCGTACTACTGGTTTGCTATCTTTGTGTATGCTTATTGAGCGATCATTTGAGTTTGCATTTGACTTACCAGAGCACGAAGAGATGGTGATCGATATTGCTGACCTCGCTCGCGCAAGCGCACTCGAGAATGCTGGTACTATGACTAGTCTGGTGCAGAATGGTCTGATGACTCCTAACGAAGCAAGGGCAAAGTTGGACCTCTACCCATTAGAAGGTGTGGCAGATTCTCTTGTGTCTCAGTCTCAGATTAAACCTATCCAACAAACGGCAGATCTTGCAGCTAGGGAGGCTGACAGGGCTGATAAGGTTGCTGCTGCTCAGTTGGAATCAGCTGATGCTAAGTTAATCTCTGCCCAGAAGCGTCCTGAGAAGGATCCTGAAGGTGAAGGTAATGTACCTACTCCAGTTCCTCATCCCAAAGAAGAGGAAGAAGAGAAGGGCATTGAT